CACGTACTTTGCATAGGATGCAGAGTTCTTCAACACCGCTTCATCTCCGTACAAGTCGACAATGTACGACCGGTTCAATGTTTCGCTTCGTTGCATACCGTTGCCGGTGCCACGAACATACGGAACTTTGAGAGTACCTTTGCTAATCATCGCCATGACAAAGCGTCGTTGCTTTTCTGACTTCCATTGCATAGAACCGCGCAACGGTGGTGGTGGTTTTTGGCTATTGATTTCGTCAACCACTGACACCGCATAGCCAAGCGTGACCGTGCGAATCATTTCACCAATCTGCGCCTCGCCAATGCGTCCGAGTATTTTGACGGTGACGTTGCTCGCCATTACTTCACCAACCGCAGCGACGTGTCACACCGGCAATTGACGTGTCCGGGAGGTCCGTCAGGGAACTCCGCGCCCCAGATGTCTTCAGTTTCCCCGTTCAATGGGTAACAGATAGGACACTTCTTGACGATTTCGTCGTTCTCTGTATTCCATATGCGTGTCATGATGATGCCACGTTCGGCGAGGTAGTCTTTGTACGACGTCGTTGCCTGCGATGCGGCTCGCGTCGTTTCGGTAATGGCAATCATCTTGGCGCGCACGGGGTCGCTGAGCGGCAACACCGCGGCCTCGAGGTCGGCTATTGTCATGCCCGGGGTGGTGCGGTACATTTCAATGATTGGCTTGATGCGGTCCGCCGTGGTCTGGTCGATTTTATCCGTAGTCTTCGGCGTGTAATCCAACAACCAATCTTGTATGTATCGTGACTGATCACCGGTATCCATCGGGATGCTGAATTGTGTGCCAAGGCTTCCGATACGCCGTGACATCGTGGTATTCAATTCCGTGTCTAATACCGGCTTGATAACGTCGCGTAGACTTGTGTCCGGGGCTTCACTCTTTGCAATGTCTCGGGCCCACTGTGCCCCCTTTGCGCGCATCTCTTTGATGATGCGGTTATAGATGCGCAGTTCGTCCGGCGTCATGTCGTCGACCGGCGCTTTGATTGCCGCGACAATGTCCTGTAGATCGGCGACGGTCATCCCTTTGTAGCACCGTTCCATTACGCCGTTGATTTCGTCCGCGGTTAGGTGCGCAGAATCAAACGAGGTTTTTGGGTCTCGTCCGCTCTTAATCCTGCGCTCTATTTTTTTTGATAACAGCGACCATTCGACGTTCTTATTGTTGGTCACGCTTTGCGGCGTTGCGATTGACTCCGCCGGTGCCACGACTGGCGATGCGGTTGGTTCGACGTTGTCGCCAAATTCCAACGGGAGACCGACGTCGGTCACCGGCGCCGTTTCGGGCCCGGTCATTGCCAACGTTTCGTCGATGTTCTTGTACCCAAGTGTTTGCATGGCGCCGCGCAATGGAATACCACTGTCGACCAACAGCTTCAACGATCCGGCGCGCGCAGCCTCATCGGCTTGCATGACGTCAAGTTCGTCGGGATGGAATTCAAGTTCGTAGCCAAGCGCGTCGAACAATTGCGTATTGATAATATGTTCGTAGATGCTCAACCGCGGAATAATCGTTTCACGCCAGAACGACTGGCGATCGCTGTCGGCGGTGGCATAGTTGGCGGCCGAAGCTTCCAACATGGTGCGCGGTACGCCCAAGGTCATGCCAATAGTCGTGATGACGCGCTCCTGAAGTTCCGGCAACATCAAGTCTTTGATGGGTGGCGTGATGACCGTTGCTTTGATTTCGGATGACCGCACGAACGCCGTGCGGAACGCGTTGACCACTCCGCTGAACCGTCCCCACTCGCCTTTGAACCGTTGGAACTCCGCCTCGTCCATGGACTCCGGGAGATTCATGATGGTCACCGGTTGCGCGCCGCCTTCAAAGAAATGTGATGCGAACCGTTCAAGGTAATGCGCCAACTGTGCGGACTGCAGTGCGACCCGAGCCGGCGCCAAGCCGGGCCCGATGTCGTCATTCATTGACGGCTCACGAAAGTATACAATGTCGTCCATCGTCCACGGTCCAAAGGTCACGCCGCGGAACTGTTGCGTAAACGTCACGCCCGTGAAGGGATTGCCCGGTTCCGCCAACGACGGGTCGAACTTCACAGAGACCGAAGTTGGATTGAGGAATTGAAATCCGGTCAACACGCGGCCCTTGCGAGTCTTTAGCCAAAACGCCGACCCGGTCAACAACAAAGCCCGCTCGGTTTCTTTGATGAGTTGCGTAAAGCTTTGCGTCCACGGCCACTCGACCTTTTCGCCGTTGCGGTTGATGCGATACGGCACAGAACTTAACGAATCGGCGCGCAGATTGACCGCACGGTACAACATCGGTACGACTTCGTAGGCGTCCGAAGCCGTGGCGATGCGTCCACTGCGCTGCATACTTTGCATCCATCCGGGAAAATTGATTGTCACTCAGACCACCCCCATGTTACTCTAGGCTTGCTCATCATCGCCACGGCGCCCGAGGCGGCGTCAACGTAGTCATCATGCGGCGATGAAGGGAAGCCGACGACCTCGTCGATAAACTGTCGATTCCATGCACCCGCCACGATGCGCACCTTGCCACCCTCAGCCCGCGCCGCCCATGGCATCGCCCGGCTCTGCTTGTCTTTGTCGACTCTGATTCCCCGAAGGGAGACGCCGACGAGTTCAGGCAGACGGCGTAATTCTTGGATGGCGGCTAAGCCGTGTATCGCTTCTTCGATGCCGACCTGCGTGCCGACTTCGCTGTGCATCGTGGAGATGATGATTTTGCGGACGTCTGGCCACTCGGCTTTGACGTTGATTCCTCCGTCCAAATAGATGACACCGTCGTCACCAAGGGCGGCACGGATGGAGGCGGTGTAGTCTGCGCTGGTCTTGGTGGAGGCGGCGAGGTCCCAATAGCGGAACCACTTGAGACCCTCCGGCGCACGTGGCACGACGCCGAGCCAGTGACGTTGAAACATTGCGCCGACGGGGTCAATGAATTGGCCATCGACTTCTTGGCGGTACATCTCAGACGTCATTGACTGACGTAGCGTCTCAATGAAGTGCTGAGGCAAAAAGGGGTTGTCCGTGGATTTGGCTTGGGTCACGGTGTAATCTGCGCCACCACTTTGCCACGTGTCGTATAGCCAATTCTTGCCCCGTGGTGTCGTAGTGACCCATGCCCGACCCGGCGCACGACGGAGCGTGGCGATGGCGGTAGGCCACGTGTCCTCTGTCATCATCGCCGCCTCGTCTAACCATAGCCACGACGCATTGGCACCACGGAGGGCGTCGGGGTTATCGGCACTTCGGAAGATGATGGTGCGGTCACCAAGGAGGCGCAGTTCTTTGTCTGACTTATTCCACGATACGGCGATGCCAGCCGACGCCACAAGACTGAGTATCGTCTCCATGGCGCCAAGCTTAAGCATTGGGTACGTGGGGGCGATGATGAGGCCAAGCGATCCCTGCGGTTGACGCAGTGCCTCCACAGCGCCGGCCCGTGTCTTGCCTGAGCCACGTCCGCCAATGAACATACGAAAGCGCGACGCATCACTCCAAAAGCGCACCTGTGCCTTGGTCTGCGTCGTGTGGCGTATCGTCACCGGAGGGCAAGCTGAGGTCGATGACGTAGTTGGTAGGGGTGGAGCTGGTAGAAACACTGTAGGATTCCCTATACGTCGGGTCGAGCTTCTTGAGTAAGAACATCGCCGCTGCGGGTATGGTCGGCGCCATTTTGTACAGACATCCCTCGAGGAAGTCGATGCGATTGTCGATGCCTTTGGCACGTGCCTCGCGAAGTCGTTGCGCAAAGTTGGGGTCGGATTGTTCTATGCGCCACACGGTTTTTTTGTCGAGTCCGACGGCGGCCAACGCTTCGTTCATTAAGCCAAGCTGTGACACCGCCTCAATGAGGTCTTCACATTGAAGCTGGGTAAAGATTGGCTTATCACTGACAAGGGGCTTAGTCTTTCGTGCCGTCGTCATTGCCGATAGCCTCGTACGTCATGAAGCGAAGAATCATGTTGATGATGGCGAGGGCTGCGGTGAGCTGGGGCGCAACGTCGGCGAGCTCGGGCCACTGCGTAAGCGTTGCCACCACGACGGCGAGCAGGGCAAAGACGTTGAACCACAATGTTTTCGATTCGTACCATGGTTTGTGCATTGTCATTTCTCCATAAACTTGAGGGCGATTGGTACCACGATGCTGGCCAAGACTAAGCCACCGTACAGCCGGTTAACGTGGTCTTCGAGCTTCGCCACCCGAGCCTCGACCATGTCAAAGCGGACGGTGCCTTCGTCGAGTCGCTTGGCGATGTACTTGATATCTCGGCTAATCTCAGCGATAGCCACGTCCACATTGCTTGCCGGTGCGGTCATCCTGTTACTCCCATGTGTAGACTCAGTAATTGCCAAAAGGTTTGCCACGGAAAGGCGTAGGGGTCGTATTTGCCCTTCGTGTCAATCCCGGCGTGCGGAGTAATCATCTGGATGCTAGGGAACTTCTTGAGCCAGATGGCGACTTGCTCTGCGGTGCTGTCGACTTGGCTATGCGGATAGGGATCGGGCACAGTCTTCGAACCGCTGTTCATAATCTCGATACCTAGCGACATGTCGTTGGGTCTGCGATTGCCCAAGCTGCCGACGGTGCTAAAGCCGACGTGGTAGGCGATGCGTTCATCGTCAACCATGCGGGTGCGTCGCCCGTCCTTGGCAATAATGCAGTGGATGGAGACGCTTCGGGCGTTATTCCGCAGATACTCGATTTGATTAAACGCGGGCCCAGCGGAGCCGGTGTGATGTAAGACGATGACCTCCGGTGGTCGTGGTCGGACGCCGCCTTGGCTCAGTGCGGGCACAGAATCGACGGGGTATGGCATAGGTGATACTCCTCCCTACTTTAATTGTCAGGGGGGTGTCAAGTACACACGACGCCCCCGCTCAGGTAGGAACTGAGCGGGGGCGTCATACATGTCAAGGAGAGAACCATGCAAGGCTTATTGTAGCATACCTTCGAGCGGAGATTCGACGGCATAATGGGCGATGCGCTTCTGTGCAATGGCGACGTATTCCGGCGTAATATCAATGCCGACAAAGTCGCACCCCTCGAGGACGGCGGCGCACCCCGTGGAACCACTGCCCATAAACGGGTCGAGGACTTTGCCGCCCTTGGGCGTGACGAGGCGAACTAAGTAGCGCATGAGGGCGAGGGGTTTGATTGTCGGATGAAAATTAGCCCGCTCGCCAATCGGTGCATCTAACCCCGCCTCCCGCTCCGCTTTCGACGCTTTGGCGGTGTAAAAAAAGCGTGAGGCGCCGCCAGAATCGGAATAATTTGTTTCGTGTACTCGTGCCGATTCGCGCCCTTTTGACAGCCCGTTTGTGGGTTGTTGTCTTAAGATTTGCGGAACACTTTTGCTATGCCCACTTTGCTCATCCAAGATTTGCGCCGCCTCCTCGTCGAATATGACGTTGGCGGGCCAGCGGCCCTTATCTCCACTGCCGATTGCTTTGGGTAAATTGCCATGCTCATCACGACTACCACCAAACACACCGCCATATGACCCGCCCCCCAAATCGTCATCCGTCGCTATCCTCGTTCCGTCGATGTTCAGCGCACCGACTCCCCACGCCTTGACGTTGTCTGCCACCGTTCCGCAAAGTGGTTTGCGTGCAAGGACGGCGGGCTCATGGGCGGGCTTGAGGGCAGTGCCCCAGCCCTGCCATTGCTTTGCGAGGTCGGTGGCGGGGGCGGTGATGAATTGCTCTCGTTCTGGGCTTCTGCTTAGATTGACCGATTGCAGACTCTGAGCAGTGCCACGATTTGCGTATGGGTGATTCCCCACCACGTCCCGCACCGCCCCCGCCTGCTTATCCATCGCTTTCGATACGTCTAGACTTTTGGGGAATCCCGAGCCATAAATCCATTGTATCTGGTCCCGTATCTCAAAGCCTGCGTCTTCAATAGCCACCGCCAAACGGTGGTATGTCCGTGAGCCACCGAAGGCGACGAGGTGACCGCCCGGCTTCAGCACACGCAGGCATTGTTGCCACACCGTCACGTCGTAGGCGATACCGGAGTTATCCCAAGTGCGCCCCATGAAATTCAGCTCATACGGCGGGTCACAGACGATGGCGTCTATGCTTGCATCGTCTAGCGTGGCGAGGACGGTGCGACAATCACCGAGGTGTAGGGTGTGTGTCATCGCTCCACCTTGTTTCTGCTATAATTCACTTTGCGGGCCCTCGACTGGAAATCGTTGCCGCCGTGCCCACGCCGACTCATTCCGGATGAGCGGTGGTGGGCGTTGTGTACCCAGCGTGAAAACTTCACCCGGCGACGGTACCGACTACGCTTTGACGCAATCGGCACCATGACACCATTGGGCATTTCTCGGTATCGGTAGCGTCTGCCTCGCTCATGGCGAAGCGTGGCCAAGGCGACGAAGTGCACTACGCCTCCGATGTGTGCACATCGCAGTCTAAATGGCGCACGAAAAAGCGTAGTGGTCATCATCGCTCCACCCTCTTTAGATACTCAGGAATTACGGGGACATGGCGATGCACCCACTCTTCGCTTCCGTCGTATTCGTAGCGTGACGACCACGTGCCGTCGGCGTACCAGATGGTGCCGTATAATTCTTGACCACCAAATCCCGCATTGTACACAAAGTCGAGGCTTTGCAAAAATGTGTTGTACGCTGCAGGGCTGTGGGCACGTGGCAACAAGTAATTTTTTACTATGTACTTCTGTTGCTCTTTGTCGTAGAACTCATACGCAACCTCCGCACATAGCACAAATTTTCCTTCGACCTCTTCGATGAACTCCGCTTTTGCGTTGCGTGGGTCTGGCATAACTTCACCTTTCTACTTTTGGCAACGTAATTCCCCGTTGCCCTTGGTACTTGCCCTGCTTATCGGCGTAGCTTTTGGCGCAGGGTTTGCCACGAAAAAACAACACTTGGGCGATGCCTTCATTGGCGTACACTCTGATGGGCAGGGGTGCGGTGTTGCTTAGCTCAATGGTTACGTGACCCTCCCAGCCTGGCTCAAGCGGCGTTGTGTTGACGATGAGTCCACAACGTGCATACGTTGATTTGCCGACGACCACACACAGTACGTCCTTCGGGATGCGGAAGTATTCTAAGCTCCGACACAGCACAAATTCGTTGGGCGGTATCTTAAAATGCGGTGCCACCGTAGCGGTCATGAGCGTGTGCAGGTTGCCCGCCTTGGGATCGATGACACGGGCTTTGTCGTGATTGAAGTATTGCCATTCGTCGGCGGTGCGCATATCGTAGCCATACGACGTCACACCGTAGCTGATGACGCCGGTGCGGACTTGGCTGAGCTCCGCACCGTCAATCATGCCGGCGTCAATCAATGCTTTAATCTCGGTATCACTCTGTATCATAGTGCGTCCTTTAATGAGGGCATTGCTGCCACGACGTTTTGCCATGCGGAATCGGCGATAGTGCGATGTTCGGCTTGGGTGTCCAGCTTCGTGCGAATTCGGGAGTAGTGAATCCAGCTTCGTATTGTCCCTGCCATATACAGTCTGGACACCGTCAATCCTTCGGGCAACACCGCACGGGCTTGTTCTTTGGCGATGCCCATGCTAATCGCTTTTTCGTACACGTGTTGCGCTTGGTCCATCACTTCGGATTGCATCTTTGCCCACTTCGCAATCAATGCTTGGTCTTCGGTCGGCAGTGAGTTTTGTCGATTCTTCTTGTCTTGGAGCCGTGCCTCACGATGACAGAAGCCAAGCACTTGCGTAGGATCGGCGTAGCGCTGGCTAAACTCTTGGAAGCTGAAGCTTCGGTGGCGTAGCATCTGCCGAGCGATGTCACGGGTGGTAATAATTTCCATGGTGATGCTTGCCATCTCAAAGGGACTCCAATGGTTGTGACTGATAAGGTACTCAACCAGCTTTGGCGACGAGGCGTGGTTATACTGATTCGCTGGGTTTGAATTGCGTGCGGCAAAGATGACAAATTCCTCCATCGTCATATCCTCTTCGGGCTTGGTCTTGGCAAGGATGATGGCGTGGTGCATAAGTGTTTTGGCGTGGTGCATTATTGTTTTCTCCGTTGCGCGTCGTCTTCACGCATTGATAAATACTGTAGCGCAGCCATCTCGTCGATTTGAATCCGTGTATGCGGATGCCCTGCAAAGTTCCCTATGATGATCGGCTGGAGCAATGCATTTGTCACTGCGACGGCTTCGTCAAACGATGGGGCAAAATGGTATTGCTTTAGTGTACAGCGCCATCCATGCTCACAGTATGGGACGTAAATCATCCCGTAGAAAACCTTTGCGAATACGCGGTATCCGTCTTGTCTGTTTTCATACCCCCAGCCTGGCATCCCTGCGCTGTCGCTCTTTTCAATCGTCACTTGTGGCGTGACTGTGTTGGTGGCGTTGTACATCCGTAGCGTGCGATAAGTGGGGATTGTAATATCCAACACGGTAAAATCATAGGTGATTGTGCTATGAATCAGTTTATCTACGTGGGCTATGAATTCTTCCTGCATTTGTGCAATGCTTACTCTCATCTCATCACCACCTTTCCCGTGCTATCAATTCGTAACCACTTTGCCCAGCAGGGCTTGGACGCTGCCCAATGACGCCACCCGGCGCCGTGGTCCCAAAGATACACGAAGGTGTCATACTGATTTTGTACAGTGTCGAGCTCGGCATGGTCGTAACCATTGAGCCACATGTAGGTGGCATCGTTAAACTGCCATATTCCGCCGTCGTTGGTGTCGCTGCGGGCATGCGCCTCGTAGCTCCCGAAGGTCACGGTGTCGCCTGATTCGCACGCCGCCACAGCGACGGCTTCCGGCGTGACCATCAACGGTGTCACGTGGCAGGTGCCTAGCGTGCAGGCAAGGTAGAGAAGTAGTTCAATCATCACTTCCCCCATCTCAGATAAAACGCACAGTACCAATAAGTCAGTGCTGCCGTAAGTCCGGCTTCAAATTTAAATCCCTTGTAACTCAGCAGCAACGTCAAGATGCCAGTGATAATCCCAAGGATTCGCACGGTTTTTGCAAGTTCACTCATAACCCCTCCATAGTAAGTACATTGTACGCGTCGTCAAAGCTTCGCACGACGGCGATGTGGCCACCGTTCCAGCTCCGGAAAAACTGCTCTTGCGTCGCGCGGACGTAGCCGGCCTTGGTCTTAATCTCCATCAAGTATGTTTTACCACGAAAGCCGACGAGGATGTCCGGGCACCCTTTGCCGACCTTGGCCAAGTCTACGACCGTGGCGCCGATTTGGCGAAGCCCTGCGACGATTTCGGTGTGGTTGGCGTCAAGACTCGCTTTGTGGCGCACTGCGTCCCTCCGTCTGAATCTTGGCCCAGGCGAGCTGTAGCTCAAGGGCACGCAGGTCGCCTTTGCGAATGCGGTGCATCCACCACGCCTTGACCAAGGCGGCGAAGGCGTCTTGCTGTTCGATGGTCTTGGCGACCCGTTGCCCAAACTTCGTCATGACGTCGGTGCGACGGTGGACGGTCATTGGCAGGTCGAGGTCGGACGCCGCCTCCAGCATCTTGGTAAAGCGTGGCTCCAGCTCGGGCGTCACGAGCTTTCCCCACGCATTGGCCAAGCGGTCAACGTCGTGGTGGAGCTGGGCTAGCAGGGATCGCTCGCCCTTACTACGGCAGTCATTGTAGACCTGCGGGTACGGCGCCATGGCGTCGATGCGGCCACGACAGACGAGGCACTGCATCATGGTTGGGACACTTAGGTGAGACATTGTGGAGGGGTTATGAGTGAA